CTTAGTAGATTTAGATACAACATCTTGCATAAGTTTCTTGAAGAATTGTTGATAATCAGACCAAGCTCCCATTGTATTTTTAGATGTAAGAACATTTTTACTTTCAAACATATCCATAAGGAATGTAATTGAGTCAATAACAATGGTATGGATTTCAGGCATTTGCTCTAATTGAGCAAACAACTGAAACACGTCATTAGGGTTATCTAAACCAGATTTCAATTTCTTGAATTTATCTGCAAAGGGCAAAGGTTTATTCGCTTCCGTGGATAGGTAGAAGACTCCTTCAGGGTCTTTCATGTTCATAAGTGAAGCACTTTTACCTGCAGTAGCAGTACCTGCAATTAAGACTAATTGTCTAGCCATTTAATCTCCTGTTTCTAATGGAAGTAATTACGGTAGATTGGATTTCTTTTTCATCTAAACCACAGTCAATACGACTATTAAATGAAAGTAGAGTTTCCTCAATGGAAGCTAAATCCATACCTCCGTCAGATAGCATAAATCCGTAACGTGCTAGAGTATTATTTCTATTACCCTCAGACATCTGTCTTGCAAACCATCTCTCAATATTTGAAAGATTAGTGAGAGAGACATTGTGCTTAACGTATTCTTCATTTCTACTGGTTCTAGGAATGAAAGGTAATACATCTAACAATTTACCTTCATTAGTGAATACTTGACAGTTATGGGTAGTTGCCCACTTTCTACTTGGTTGGAAAGTTGCTTCATCCAATCCATCAAAAGGAAGCCAACTAGCTAGGTTTTCCATAAACTGTTTATACTCTTCAGTAGAGAATTTAAGTTCATAAGAACTTGGAAGAATGACACGATAACGGTCTTTACGCTGACCTGTTTCATCAGGGACTTGGTGTCTCTTAGTAGTATGAATGATGTACTTATAGTCTTGTAAGCAGTGCATCATGTCAGATAGTGGAATTTCTCCATCAACATCTAGAACAACAACGTTAAAGCCTTCTAGCATATCTGCATTACTACGGTGTCCGTTTCGGGTATAGTGGTTAGTCCAATGATACCCATCCATTTGAACCATAGTTGCTAAGTTATCCCAAGAGATAGGTGGTACTTCTTTTACACCTGCGTTGAGGTAGCCATCTGCATAATCTTGGCTATAAGCACAAATAATAGAACTAAGATCTGACTCTTTAAGAGTCTCCCCTGTAATGAATTCAATGTTGTCTTTGTATGAACGCTTGATAATGATGTTATTCTTGTATCCCCAAGCAATAGCATTGTTCATTAACTCATTCTTAGCTGACTGAGTACCTTTATAAATAGGTAAGTTAGCTGAGATGTCTACTTGAGTTAATTCACTGCCATTAGTGGATGCAATGAACTTAGCAAGACGTTCATACGGTTTTTCACGATTAAATAGACGTTCAATAGCTAAACCACTATCTTCAGTAAATCTAATAGCCTGTTCTAAGTGGTACTGGTTAATGATTGTAAGTCCTTCAATAAAAGCATATACACCAGCTAGTTTAAGAGCTTTAAAGTAACGGTGAATAAGCTCTGCTTTTTGAATTTCAGCAAACTCAGGAAGTTCTGCTGCACGTCTCTCACAATCTTGTCTGTAAGCCATTAGTAAGATACCTACGTTACGAGGTACAGCTAATTCAGTGCCTACAAAATTAACATTAGCTAATTGGAGAATGTCATAAGCAATCTTGTCTAATTCAGCTTCAGTAGTGGCTTTAGTTAATAAGTCATACTGTTCTTCAGGTGTCATTGTATTCTCACCTTTAATCAAGCGAGAATAGTTGAAGAAGCAACGTCTAGCATATCCAGTCTCTAGTAAACTAAAGAAGTCATCTTCTGTCTTAGTACCATCAAGTAATTTACTTGGTGCACCAAACATAAGAAGGTTTGCTGGGGTAGAACCAGACATAGGCTGATAACGTTGGCTAGATTCCGTATTTTTGGTTAATTTGTTACGGACTAAGCCTTTATCATATAGCTCTAGCATAGTAGTTAAAGCTTCTGTATTGGATTGAAGGTTTAAACCAATCTCATCAATAATAAAGTTTAAACTACCTACTCTAGCTAATAGGATTTTTTGTCTCATCTGTTTAATAGCTGGTTCTGTAGCTTTATCAAATGAGAAGTCATAAGCACCATAGGACTTAAATTCTTTGGTTAATGCAGTCAGTGTTTCATCTGGGCTTAGACCATTACGACCAGAGCGTAGATTCGCTTCATGGTCTAATGATAACTCAGCTTTCAATGGGAACACTGTATTCATGAACTCTTGTTTAAAAGGTCCTATGATGCGTTGTTCTAGTAAGTTAGTGGAGAAACCCTTACCTGAACCAGATTGACTAAGTGAAATTCCATAAAAGTTAGCAGGAATTTTACCTGTAATCGGGGAGTTAATGGTTACATTCATCGAACTAGGGACTAACGACAAAAAGAAATTTGCCTGAAGTCTAAAAAATTGAGGATCATAGTTCTGAGTCTTTGTCATTAAGGTATTTACAATCTTCTCTACAGTAGGATTGTAAGGATAGGCTGAAAAGTCCATTAACAAATCTCCAGTTGTTTTGGTTTGTGAGTTTGAACCATCATCTGTTCTACTTCTATTGGATCACAGAAAGGGCACATGAAAGGTTCACCTTTGTTCTCAATAATATCCCCTTTAAATCCTCCTTCAGTGGCTCTGTAAGCACTTGCTTCAGCAAAGGTACTAAATACTTTACTTGCACGCTTACCTTCTTCATAACCAGTCTTATAGTACTTATAGACAGGTGGTTTAGAAAATAGCTCTTTCTCTGTACAACAAGGGATTAAATTAAGGGGTAAATTCCAACATTCAGAAACAGTTTTAAGTTTGTTTCTAATGAAGGCTTCAGTATCAGCTAAACTCAACAATGGGTAAGTCTTGGAGTAAGCTCTTGCTACTGGATATGAATCCTTTTTCTGGAACATCTGTTTCCAGTCAAGGAATAAGAAGTTAATTGTTAGGGTATCCCCTGTAATTAACTCTGGGTTTAGCCAACGGTAAATACTACCTTGTAACATATACTTCTCATCATTAACACCAGACTCATAAGTATAAGTACCAGTGGTTTTAATGTCATGAAGCTCTCCGTTGATAATCATGTCAAATTGACCAGATATGACAAATTCTTGACCATTAACTTCAATAGTCTTATAGAGTCTATCTTCCTGATGAACTCTAATAGGACAAGATTCATCAAAACCAATCTTTTCAATCTGATGTTCAGGATACCCTAAAAGTTTTAAGGCTTCCTTATGATTGGTTTTCCATGCCTGTTCTACAGAACTATGGATAGCTGTGCCAATACGTGCTGCAATTCTTTCTTGGATATCTGGAAAATCAATTCCTTCTGTAACTGCAATAGGTCTGAGTTCTTCTGGGAATTGCTCTGGATACATAGCTCTTCGGCTTGCAATAATGTATCTAGGGGATTTCAATAAAGAAGTAGCACTAATTTCATTAGCGTATTTAGCGTACTGGTATTCATCAGTAACTAACCATACTGCTAATGGTAAAGGTATATTAAATTTGTTCGTGTACATTTTGTTTATTTAGATCCAAATGATTGATGATTTCTCTACGCTCTCTTTCTAAGATAGAAATACGTACTTCTAATTTAGAAATTTCATTCTCAATCTGCTCCTTACGTTTAAGCAGTTGTTTATCGTTTGGTTTACCCACTAGATTCCTCCGTGTGGCATTTAAGATAAATATGGTAACCATTAAAGTCTTTCCATCCTAAAGTCTTTTTGACAGTAGCTAGGGATTCTTTAATGGCATTGTCCTGTGAAATTTTACCTGTATATGTGAATTCTTTTTCATATACAGGATAGTCAGCATTCACAATAAGAATATGGACTATTGTGTTTCTAAAAGTCACTTATGCTCCTCAGCTAATTTAAATAGCTCAGTATTGGTTATTGAATCAGGTAATGTAATTGGATGAGCCCAATCAGGATAGAATAGGTCAAGATTACCATGCAACTTTACAATATCATGTTGTATAGCTGGATGCTCTTGCCAACGGGAAGCTTTGACTGTTAAGTCATTGAGTATTCTAACACAATCCACATCATCTTTCACGAGATAGTAGCATGCGTCATGAATCTTAGAGACAGGTAAAATATCCTTTTCTAAGCCTAATTCTCTTACCTTAATCATTACTTCATTCATAGCTCTATCGTTAAGAATACCCCATCCTTGACCTAAAGCATTACCTACTGTTCTCATCTGTGCTTGAGCAGCAGATGATTTAAATGGGTAGGATTGTCCTTTGAGAAGAGGTGTTCTTACTTTTAAACCAAGAGCTACAATTAGGTAACCTTGTTGAGCTGCTAATTTAAACTGTTTAGCATTCCATTCATCAGATACTTGATACATCTTATGGTAGTTAGCATCAATCTTTTGAGCTACTGGTAAAGTGAAACCACAGTTAGCTACTAGAGTTTTAGCTGTACCGAAATAAGTAAGTGCGAAAGTAGGACCTTTAGAGTCTTGTCTATAAGTACCAATTTTCTTAATGCCATTTACTGCATTTACATCAGAAATATCAATATGACCTAGATCATCATCAAAGTAATATCTAGCCCGTAAACTATGTCCATCGTACCCATCAATGTAAACTTTCAGTTTATTAGGGTCTTTGGTTTGTAGAGCTGAGATATAGTCTTCAAGTGATGAAAAATCAATACCTGCAAAGATCCATCCTTTAGGTGCTTTAAAGCATTTCTTAACTGGTTTAGCAAACCTAGAGCCAGTAGAAGGAAGATTCTGAAGGTTAATATCAGATGAACTTAATCGTCCACTAACAGTACCTCCTAAGTTTAGGAAGCCAGTTAAATGATAGTTACCATTCTTATCCTTATGGCTTGCTTTAAAAGCAGGAATGAAAGCACTAAGAATTTTCTCTACATCAGCTAAATCAGCTAATGCTTGAAGTATTTTTAAGTACTCTTCATTTTTGGTATGGTTCTTTAAGGCATGAAGTACATCTTTTCCTGTAGCTGGTGCACCTCCTTCTGTAAGTTCAATTACAGGAAGAGCCATCACTTCATAAAGTAATACTCCTAATTGAGCAGTACTCCCAAAGTTAATAGGTGCATAGTTGTCTTTTGGTTCAGTTACCTTAGTCTTGAGTTTCTTATTTCTCTTGACTGTAGCTCTTTCAGCTAATATCCATTCTGCATTTTTAATAGGTGTAGTACTTCTAAGGAAAGTATCTAATTGAGATTGTTCATCTAATAGTTCTTTCTCTAGTTTTAGTACTTCATCTATATCAATAGGCATACCAGTAAGCTGGCAGTTGATATTATCTTTTAGGTAAGGCAAATAGTGATTTCTGTAAAACTCTTCTTGCTCTTCTTCCTTGGCTAAAGCTAAGTACTTCTCGTATACCCAGAAAGTACTAAGAGTATCTATTCCGTTGTATTTAAGTAACTTATCTAAAGGTACTTTAGTTACATCGGTAACATCTACTGCCCAGTTACCTGCAAATGGTTGAGCTAACTCTTTTAAGCTAAGAGTATTACCAGAACAGCTATTAGTAGCTACATAAGCCAATAACAGAGTATCTTCAAGATCACTGAAGAAGGTATCTAAACCCAAATACTTACCTTCAATATTTGTAATATCTTCATCCATGAATAGTACATAGATTAAGACAGTAATATCGTAGTTTCCTTTATGAATAACCTTTTTCCCTTTAAAGTTCAGAAAGAAATCTTTTAAAAGTTTTCTTACTTCTTGGCTTTGTTCAGGGATAGCATCAACAGGGAAGCTATAGTAAGTATGTTTATCAGGACTAAAGGATATAGACCATATACCACACTCGGTAAATTTAAGCCCTCTGGCTTCAATATCAATGGTCAATGTTGCTTCACTTAAGAGCGTATTGAGAACACTGCATATTTCAGGAACAGTTAAAGGACTATTACCAGAATGAACAATATCAGAACCAATTTCTTTATAGGAACCAGTCCAATAAGCAGAAATCGCATTTAAGGCTCTTTTTAAGCCCTCTATAGCTCTTTCTTGGTCAAACCGATAAAGAGTATGACTTGGGCAATAAAATACAGGAGGACTTAATTCAGGGCTTTTTAGAGCTATTCCTAACATTCCTTCTGCTTTTGATTGTTTAGTAGCAATTTTAAACCAATCAGCATCAGCAAAGAGAATGAAATCATATTCATTTAACTGAGCTTGGGCATAGCCCAGCCATTCACGGGCTTCCGAAGCCTTAGGCTTCTTACCCATTTCAGGCAACTGAACTAATCCTACCTCAGTATTTGGAATGATTTGATTAATAGTAGAGAGAAACATCTCTTGATATACCTTATTTGGCATGGCATATCTATAAAGTAATGCTAGTTTCATTATAAATCCTGTAGTGAAAAGCGTTAGTTTAGCGAACGGATGGCGAGATGCACGCA